AGGACAAAAAGATGATGACTGGCATGCTTTTCATTATTCTTCTTATGATAATCCATTAATACCTGCTAGTGAAATAGAGGCAGCAAAGAACTCAATGAGTAGCTTTGCATTTAGACAAGAATTTATGGCTTCATTTGAAGCAGCATCACGAGACATATTTAAAGAGGAATGGATACATATAGATGAAGAAGAACCTGAAGATGGGAATTATTTTATTGCAGTTGACTTGGCAGGATTCATTAAGGTGGATAAAGACGCAGGAAACAAGAATAGTAAACTGGATGAAACAGCAATTGCAATCGTTAAGGTCCATGAAGAGGGCTGGTGGGTTGCTGATATTAAACATGGTAGATGGGACATTAAGGAAACTTGTGAACAAATCTTCTCAGCTGTTAGAGAGTATGAACCAACAAAAATAGGTATAGAGAAAGGTAGCTTAAAGAACGCTGCTCTTCCATATCTAATGGATCTAATGCAAAAGAATGGATTATTCTTTAGAATTGATGACTGTACTCATGGAAATCAAAAGAAAACAGAAAGAATAGTATGGGCACTACAAGGAAGGTTTGAACATGGAAGAGTAACACTAAACTATGGTTCATGGAATAATCATTTCATTGATCAACTAGTGAATTTTCCTAATAGTCAGTTACATGATGATTTGGTTGATGCTTTAGCTTATATTGATCAAGTTCAAGTTGTAGATGTACACTTTGAAGATGTAGACGAGGATTACGAAGTACTAGACGTAGTCAGTGGATATTAATTAATAGGACATAACATGGCAGAATATAAAGCACCATCACAATTAGTTACTTGGGTTCAAGGACACTTAGAGGACTGGAGAGATAGTAGAGATTCTAATTATCTTGAGAGTTGGAAAGAGTATGAAAGACTATGGAGAGGCGAATGGGCTGCTCAAGATAAGCTAAGAGAGTCTGAAAGAAGTAGAATTGTATCTCCAGCACTACAAGAAGCTATTGAGAACCATGCATCTGAAATTGAAGAAGGTGTCTTTGGGTCGGGAGATAGCTTATTTAGTATTGATGATGACATGGCTGATAAAGATGATAAAGATATTCAATATCTTCAACAGTACATGAAAGAATGCTTTAAAAAGAATGGATTACGTAAGAATGTAGGTGATATTATCTTATTAGCTAGTATTTATGGTACTGGTATTGGAGAACTTTCACTTAAAAAGACAACAGAACTTATGCCAGCTACTCAACCTATGGACGAAGTAGAGAGTATTGCTATAGGTACAGTCTCAAAAGAGAAGTTTAACGTTATACTTAACCCTATTAGTCCTCAAAACTTCCTAATTGATCCAAATGCTACAAGTATTTCAGATGCAATGGGTGTTGCTATTGAAGAGTTTGTATCTTCACATAAAGTAGCAGAGAATATGGAGTCAGGTGTCTATAAAAAGGCTGATCTTGGTGGTAATGCTTCAAATGACCTTGATTTAGAAGAATCATGGATAGATGAAGAATATGATCATGATAAAGTTAAGGTAGTTAGGTACTATGGTCTTGTTCCAGAGAAACTTATTGACAGTCCAGAAGATGGAGTAATTGATTTTGTAGAAGGTGGTACAGATTTACTAGCAGAGTATGGAAATCTTGTAGAAGCTATCGTAGTAATTGGTAATGATAATGTTCTTCTTAAAGCAGAACGTTCTCCTTACATGATGAAAGATAGACCTGTTGTTGCTTACCAAGACGATACAGTTCCTAATAGATTCTGGGGTCGTGGTGTAGCAGAAAAAGGTTATAATATGCAAAAGGCTATAGATGCTCAATTAAGAGCTCATCTAGATAGCCTAGCGTTAACTACAGCACCTATGATGGGAATGGATGCAACTAGACTTCCTCGTGGAGCTAAATTTGAGATCCGACCAGGTAAAACATTACTAACGAATGGTTCTCCTGCTGAAGTTCTAATGCCATTTAAGTTTGGTCAAACAGATGCATCTAATTTAACTACAGCAAAAGAATTTCAACAAATGCTTTTACAAGCAACTAACACATTAAACACAGCTGCTGATATGAAACAACCAACAGGTGGTGAATTATCAGTAACACTTTCTACAATACTTAAGAAGAATAAACGAACTCTAGTAAACTTCCAAGAAAACTTCTTAATACCTTTCATTGAGAAAGCAGCACATAGATTTATGCAGTTTGATCCAGAACACTTCCCAGTAGCAGACTATAAGTTTGTTCCTAATGGATCATTAGGTAATCTAGCTAAAGAAGTAGAACAAATACAATTTATTAATCTACTTAAAACTTTAGGACCTACTAGTCCTGTTGTACCTCTGTTATTACAAGGTATTGTAGCTAATTCTAGTCTTGCTAATAAATCAGATATTAAGATGGTTCTACAACAATCACAACAACAAGCTCAACAACAAACCAAACAGCAACAACAAATAGTTATGGCTCAGGCACAAGCTCTTATACAGTTACAGCAATCAGAAGCACAAGAGAATACTGCACAAGCACAGAACTATATGGTTAGTGCTCAAATGAAGCCTCAAGAGGTACAAGCTAAGATGATGACAGCTTTAGCTACTAATTTACCTAGTGAAGCTGAAGAACAAGAAGCAGAATTCAAACGAAGAGTTCAAACTGCAGAGCTAATGCTTAAAGAACAAGAGTTACAAATGAAAGAAAAAGACATGATCGATAATAAAGAGATTGTAAAGATGCAGATGTCTAAGAAATAGCTTGACTTTTATTTAAATATATGGTATAATATTAATATGGTAGATAAAGAATTGCAAGAGTACTATGAAGAGAGATTTAAAATGATGGTATCAAAAGGGTGGGTAGACTTAATAGAAGATGCTCAGAAACTCCATGATCAGTATAATAGCTTAAATTCTGTAGAGGATGAAAAAACTCTTAATAGAAGAAAAGGTCAACTAGATATACTTAATTGGGTACTAACATTAAAAACAGTTTCTCAAGAAACTTATGATGAGTTAGAAAATAATGAAGAAACTATTTGAATTTGAGTGTAGTCAATGTGGAGTCTTTGAAGACCTCGTTGAATATACTAAAAAACATGACTGTCCTACTTGTGGAAAGGTTGCTTATAAAGTTATAAGTACACCTTCAATCCAACTAGAAGGCTGGTCTGGGTCCTTTCCAGGTGCTGCTCTGTCCTGGGAAAAGAAACATTGGGATAAAACTAGAGCGGAACAAACAAAGGATACTGAGGATTAGTCCCCAAAGTAGCCTTCCTAAAATGCTATTAAGCACAGGAGAAATAATATGGCTGAAATAATAGAAGAAGTAGAAGATGAAATAGTAGAAGTACAAGCTCCAGAATTGGCAGTAGATTCAGATATGGTTGAAACAACATTAGCAGCAGAGTTAAAACCAATACCTGAAAAGAAACCAAAGGAAGAAGTACAGACAGAAGAAGATGACTTACCTGAGAAGTATAAAGGTAAATCTGCTAAAGAAATTGTAGCAATGCATCAAGAAGCTGAAAAGCTAATTGGTAAACAAGGATCTGAAGTAGGTGAACTAAGGCAAGTTGTTGATGATTTCATTAAAACACAAACTTCGAAAGAAGCATCGACTAAAGAAGCAGTAACACCAGAAGATTTTTTTGATAATCCTACCAAGAATGTTCAAAGTCAGATTGATAGCCACCCAGCTATTAAAGAAGCACAGCAAGCAGCTCAAGAGATGAAGCGTACTGCTACATTAACTAGGCTAAATGCAGAGTTTCCAGAACTGGAACAGATGGTACAAGACCCTGCTTTTGCAGAGTGGATCAAGGCTTCTAAAGTTCGTTCTGAACTATATAATAGAGCAGAAGTACATTTTGATTATGATTCTGGTCATGAACTACTTAGTAACTGGACTGACAAGCAAGAAAGAATTGCTAAGGTTACAGAGACAAGTAAGATTGATAAAGATAACCAATTGAAAGCGGCTAGTATAGGTAGTAAAGGAAGTAACGAACCTGTTTCTAAAAAGAAGTATCGTAGAAGCGATATTATTAAACTTATGCAAACGGACCCAGACAAGTATGATGCACTATCCGATGAGATAATGCTGGCTTACCAAGAAGGGCGAGTTATTTAAAATAACATTATAGAGAGGTAATTCACATGGCATATCCAACCCCAGCGGTTACGGTGACCACAGCTGCTACCTTCATACCTGAAATATGGTCTGACGAGGTAGTAGCAGCGTACAAGAAACACTTAGTAGCAGCGAATGTATTTAAAAAGATGTCCTTTAAAGGTAAAAAGGGAGATACAATTAATATCCCTAAACCTACAAGAGGCGCAGCTTCAGTTAAGGCAGCATCAACAGCAGTAACATTGATTGCAGCTACTGAAACTAACATTCCTGTATTGATTAATAAACATTATGAATATTCACGTTTCATTGAAGATATTGTTGAAGTACAAGCTTTATCATCACTTAGACGTTTCTATACAGATGATGCAGGTTATGCACTAGCTAAACAAGTTGATACAGACTTAGTTCAGTTAGGTAGAACTTTTAATGCGGGTGCTGCTACAGCTGCCTACACAAAAGGTTATGCAGGTAGTGATGGTACTACTCTGTATGTTGCTGGTTCTAATAACCAAGCAGCTCTTACAGACGTAGCTATCCGTAGAACTATTCAACGACTAGATGACAATGATGTACCTACAGATGGAAGATTCTTTATGGTTCCTCCTTCAGCTAGAAATACATTAATGGGTCTTGATCGTTATACAGCTATGGACTTTGTTGGTGAAGCAGGTAATTCAAACACAATTAGAAATGGACAAATTGGTAACCTTTATGGTATGCCAGTATATGTTTCTTCTAACTGTGATACAACATCCGGTTCAGCAGCAGCTAGAGTAGCACTAATGGGTCATAAAGACGCAGCAGTTCTAGTAGAACAAATGAGCGTTAGGTCTCAAACTCAATACAAACAAGATCATTTAAGTACTCTTTACACTTCAGATACAATCTATGGTGTTAAAGAATTACGTGATGATGCAGCGTTTGCATTAGTTGTACCTGCATAGTAAGTAATATTAGATAGCCCTCTTCGGAGGGCATATCTTTATATAGGAGATTTAAGATGGCTTGGTATAAATGTATACAATCAGGAAATAAAGTAGAATTCACATCTAAGTTAGACATAGATTCCATGAAAAGACACAATGGCTATGAACTAATCGAAGATGTAAAAAAGGAAGATAAGAAAAAGAGAAGTATATTTACTAAAAAAGAAGACTAGGAAAATAATATATGGCTATTTATAGAGGAGTAGGTGGAGCAGGAGATGCTAATACAGATGCAAGTAGTGCTGGAACATTAGCTACTACTAAAGCTGCTGAAGCTGCAGCCTCTGCCTCTGAAGCCTTAACGAGCAAAGATGCAGCCGCTACAAGTGCAGCAGCAGCATTAGCAAGTGAAAATGCAGCAGCAGGTTACGTAGATAACTTTGATGATAAGTATCTAGGTGCTAAATCCTCTGCTCCTACAACAGATAATGATGGAGATGCTTTAACAGATGGAGCTCTCTATTTTAATACATCAAGTAATGTCATGTTCGTATATGACTTAGGTACAACAACTTGGTTACAACTTACACTTACATCAAGTGATCAAACTAATGTTAATACTGTTGCAGGTATTGCATCCAATGTAACA